GTGGGAATCTTCACCCATGCGACGATGGTGCCTGCGGTGGCATCGTAGGACTCGATCTCGAACGCCAGCGCCGTCGTCAGGCCGGTATCAGAGAAGAAGGCGAGATCAGCCGGAACCGTCTGGCCGTGAGACGAAACCGTGTTGTTGATGTGGCCACCCGAACCGACGAGCTTCATCGTCGTATCGGTGAAGACCACCGAGACGGGGACGTCGGTCGAGTCGGACGCCCCGGCTTGAGAATGGTCGCAGGTCAGCGTCCTTTTGAACGCGTATGCCATGACGGCGCTAGCCGCCCACAGGCACGCTTGAGGCCGTGATCACCGTCACTTGCGAATCCAGTGTGGACTTGACCGCCGTGAACGAAGTCGCCACGGCCGCCTTCGCAGAGGTCACCAGCGCGTCATCGCTCGCCAGCGCTCCGGCCTCGACCGCCACGTTCACCTGATTGAGCACGCCGAGCGCCTTCTGGTAGGCATTCGCGGCGACCTGATCCGGTGTGAGGTCAATCGGCGTCGGCGTCAGCACCGACAGATCGACCGGCTGTCCAGCCGCAGGCGGCGCCGCCACAATCGTCTGCGTCTGCGCGTAAGCGTCCAGTTGCCGCTGCACGAGTTGAGCGAGTTGGACATCGCTCGTGATGTTGTTGAAGAGAATGTCGTCGCTCGTCACGCCATCCGAGAACGTGACCGTCACGACCAGCCCCACCGGAAACTCGAAGGGCTTGCCGGTCGCGGGATTGGTGGCGGGATTCGTCGCCGCCTGAGCGGACTTGACCGTGGCTGTCATGGGCATGGGAACCGCCTAGGCGAGGGTCAGAAGCGTCGTGAAGTCGATCGTGAAGGTGTCCGTGTCCTGCATCGTGATCGACGACCCGTAATCCCAGTAGGCGATGAGCGGTCCGCCGGAGACGGTCGAGTCATAGAGCACCGCATACTGGAACGGTCCAATCGTGCCGCCCGAGGCGGTGATCACGATGTCGGTCGGTGTGAGCGTCACTGTCCCGCCGGTACGCGTGCCGACGTTGGTCGTGGACGCGCCACCGGCTGAGTAGCCGTTGTGGGCGGTGATCTCTACGATGTCCGCGAGCACCGTATCAGTGCCGACGACAGGCGCACGATTGGTTAGGGCGACTTTCAGCGTGTCCGCCGTGGACCCAGCCGTGCCGAGCCAGTCCATGATCTTGCCCGCGAGATTCCCCGCGCCGACTTCGTACTTCACGTAAGCGGATGACATGCAGGCTCCTAGACGTTGAAGAGCGCGAGAAGGTCCGTGGCCGACGTGTTGGCCGAGTTCACACGCTTGGCCGCAACCGGGATGATGGTTCCGGCCAATGCGCCGATGAACGTCACGGCCTGGTCATTGCTGAAGACGACCGCGATGTCGCCCGACCCGCCGACGTAGATGGCATCGCAGCATGGCGGCACGCGGCCAGCCGGCGGAGCGATGTTGACCGTATCCGACTTGGTAATCGCAACGGCGCGGTCATACGACCCGATGATGTTTGACGGCATGGTTACCTGTTCGACGGAGCGCTAGTCATGTCCGAAAAGACGTTGTAAGCCCCACTCGGCCCGGAGACGAGCGCCTGATCGACGCCAAGCAACGGTGGGTTGAGATTCGGCCGCTTGATCCGCGCCAGTGACTCTTTCGCCATCTGCACCGTGATCGGCTGCGGCTGACGGAAGAACGGCGTGCAGATGCGAAGCGCCAACTGATACATGAACGCTTCGGCGTAGCCCGGAGGCCCGACAACGGTATCGCTCAGAGTCGCCGGCACGCCGACGCCGAAGTAGGTATAGATGGCGATGTCCACCGACTGGTTCACCACCGGCCAGAAGGTGAGTGTGCCATTCACCGCGCCGGGGTTGAAGAACCACTGCGTCGGCAGCGAATTGGACAAGTCCTTGATCGACAAGTCCTGATACTGGTCCTCCATCATCTGGCCCATCGGCGTTTCGACGCCGGGATTGCTGCCAGGCACGACGTAGTTGATGCCGTTGATGAAGACCGGATTCGCCGTGACGACAATCTGGCCGGTAGGGCCGATGGTGCGCGTCTGCGTCCCAGCCGTGAGCGTCGTCACACTGCGGACGAAGTTGAACAGCGTGAGCTGCTCGGCCTGCCACGAGTTCAGTTGGTTCTGAAACCGCGTCAGGATCGTCGCGCCCGCACTCGCGCCGAGCGAGTCCCCGTCGCCGATCAGCCCGATCTCTCGAGCCGCATCGGTCGCGATGCTAAGGACGGTCGCCATCAGCCTTCCGCGGCCGACCGGGGCCACGCTTCGCCGGTTCGCTGCCCATCAGCGCATCGACCTCGGCCGGTGAGAGTTCCGCCATCGCCGTCTGAATCGACTTCAGCCGAGCCTCGCGCATCGTCGAGCGGACCAGTTCCTGATCCTCGGGCGAGAGCGCCATCATCTCGGCCTTCACGCGCTCGGCTGGGTCCAGCGCCTTGCCAGACGGCGTGTCGCTCCACTCCGCGCCCATCGCGTCCTCGGCCGCCCGTGACAGCACGAGCGTATCGGTGCCGTTCTGGTGCCACTTCACCTTCGGATACTCGGTCGGCGTCGTGTAGCTATCGACCTGGGTGAACGCAAACATCGGCCGGTGCAGGCGCTTGGACGGATCGCCCGGATCGCGGAGATCCTTCAACGCACCAGGCAGCGGCGACCGCTGGCCCTGTGGCTGCGTGAGCGTGCCGGCCTGATACTGCTCGAGCATCCGCATGAAAACGGCCTGCATTTCGGGCGAGAGGTTCGTGATGTCCATGTCAGTCCTTTAGGTCAATCGGGTTGCCACACCGATGCTCAGAGACTTTCTGCTTCAGCTTCTCGATACCGTCCTCGAGCAAGTCTTTCTCCGCGATGAGCACCAGCACCCGGTGCTGCAGTTCCCCGAGCGCCGTCTTCACGAGGTCATCGATCAGCCGAACCGGCATCGGTTAGCTGCCGGTGAGCGTCGTCACGATGCCGCCGATGGCTCGAATCGAGGCGACGGTCGTGAACGGTCCCGCGCTGACACCGGCCGTGGCCCCTGCGTGGAACGTCGCCGCCGCACAATCACCCGAGAGCGACAGGCTCGTGCCCGTCGCCGCGCCGATGACCGGCGTGGTGAGCGAGACGCTCGTCTTGATGGCCGTGACGCCCGTGTTGCCAATCGTCACGTCGCCCGTGATGGCCGTGTCGGTCGCGACGTTCGAGGCGTTGCCCACGAGCAGATGCGCCGAGGTCAGGGTGCCGACCACCGCGCCCGCGTTCAGCGCCGTGAAGTTCGCGTTGATCTGGTTCCGGACGGTGCTGTCAAAACAGCCTTCTCCCACAATCGTCGTCAGAGACATTCGAGACTCCTCTTGAAAGGATCAGGGGCGAGGCCGTGAAGCCCCGCCCCGTCTCCGACTAGCTGACGGTCACGCCTGTGGACGAAATCACGTTCCAGAGACCGCGGTCGGCCTGCAACGTGATTGACGCGCCCTTGAACGCCGCCCAGGTGAGCGTCGTATGCGGCGAACCGCTCACGCCGTCCGCGATGAGGGACGTTGCCGTGATGACGTGTGCCGCGGCCGTGCTGGTCGTGATGGTGATGAACAATCCATCCTGATCCACTGCCGGAGCCGCGAGCGTCGTCGTTGCGAGCGCCGACGCCTTGTTCAGGAAGATCAACGTCTCTACGTTCGACGGCGTCTTCGGGACCGTGATCGTGCCGTTCTGGCCCACGGAGATGATGTTGCCTCCAGCGATGGAGTTGATCTGCACCATGTCCGAGGTCAGGCCATAGACGGCCGTCGCCAGAACATCATGCGCCACCGCGCCCGTCCCGAACTCGCCGCGCGTCACCTTGACGGTGGGCGACAGCGAGTCGTCGGTAATCCGCATCCATTCGCCGTCGATGCGGATGACCTTGTTCCCGGCATTCACGCCGGTCCCGAGTGCCGGCGCCGTATACGCCGTGAGGTTGACAGCGGTTCCGCCGGCCGTCAGTGCCCCTGAGAGAGTCGTGCCTGTTGCTGACATGACCTAGCCTCCAATCCTGCAGCCGAGTTCGTGACGAAGGACGGCCACGCCATACAGGACATCCGTGCGCTGAATCCACTGGTCCGTGCTCGAGATGTAGTCCCGAATCACGCGAATCGAGTTACCCGTCTTCTTCGACGCGGCCCGATACGCTTTGTCCGTCCCACCGGGGAGCGGCATGTCAACCATCGCGAGCGTGCCAAAGTCGCGATGCACCGCGAGATTCTGCGGCGACGACTTGGCCGAGATGGTCGAGAACGACGCCGCGGGGGTCGCGAACACGTAGACCGCCGCCGAGTTGGCTGGCAGGTTCGTGACGTTCTGCAGCGAGGGCGTCGGCGAGGCCGGCCCGACAATCGATGGCGCAATCGGAATCGCGATGGTGCCCGTCGAATCCGAGATGGTCGCCGTGACGACGAAGGTCGCCAGTTGCCCCGTGTCCTGGTAGCTCTGCGGATTGACCGAGTTGGTCGGGACCGTGCTCGAGAAGAACGACACGATGTCGCCCGCGTTGAGCGTCGTCGCCGACCACGATCCGGTCGTGATGGTGGAACCCGACTGGTTGCCCGAAGACACCGTCGGCGTGCCGCCGAGCGTGCCCACGGTGTGGACGTAGATGTTCTGATCCATCGCCCAGTCGAAGCCAATCGAGCGACCCATCTCTCCGCGCAGATACTGCTGCTTGATTTCCTCAGCCGACTGGAACAGCCCCTTCAGCGAGTCCACGATGGACGAT